ATATCAGGTGTGTTGCGCTTGTTGCGATAGGGTAGGGGAGGGGGCGACATCAATTCTACTTTACATAATCATAATTATGATGACGAATTGCCACATCAAGAGCGCAAACAGTTCGCCTCTCTCCTCTCACACGTGCGCACACACGTACGTATATGCGGTATGATTAACGTTTTGCTTTGTAGGTGGTGGTGACAGTCAAACGCAACACACATGATATGCTCACCTTATTTAGAATCATTATGTATTACATATTTAATTTGTTTGTTTAAATAAGTATGTGCACATTTGTATTGTCGATAAACAAACGGCATAGCGATAATATGAGAAAAGTAAAATCAATACCAACATTTGCAGAGGTTATAATGGAAGATAACGAGCATCTGCATATTATAGCCTTTAATAATGAATGCTTATTAGCTGTTGACAGAAACAATAATAACCAAGCTAAATACTTTTACAGGGTCAATAGTATTGATGGCTTATCATTTGAATTTGATATGCTTAGCGAAGTTGGCGAGCGTTACCAAGCGTGGTTTAAAGAAACTATCAAACTGTTACATTATACTGTTGGCACATACGAAAGCAAAACAGAGTATTTCGACACATTAACAGCACCTAACAACTAACATTAATTAGCGATAACTTAAATATAAGGACATGAAAAATCAAATTGAATTTACAAGAGTTAATAACGATGTTAACGGCAACCCACGTTTTGTTTGCCACTTCTTAAATCTTATTACAGATAAGGACGAAGCCGAAATTAAGGTAGACTTTGCAGCTACATTGGCGCAAAATCCATTTAAGAAAACAGGTTTATTATATGACCATGCAATTTGGAAGGCTCGTAAAATCGGTGGTAAAAAATTCCACAACAAACAATATGGCGGTGGAATAGTATTCCAGTCATATAATATACACCAAACTGAACAGGATATATTTAACCTACTTAACTCTTAACTAACCCCTCAAATTAAAAGGATATGAAATTAGACAGGCTTCGCAGCGTTTATGTGATTACACAAAACGGACTGCACACACCTTATGTATTTACTAGGCAGTTGGATGCTGCCACATTTGTAGCAAAGGAACTTCAACCAAAATACCCTGATAATAAATACAATGTTTCACAAGCGACACTATATAAACTTTAATATTATGCAAAACATTTACGGAGTATTAGACAGTAATGGCTGTCACATCGATGTTAGCACATCATTAAAAGGCACTAAACGGGTTGCAACTCGCAACGGTTACAGCCGTGTATCAGTTAGATATAATTGTGGTTATAACGTGGAAATACTATTCACTAAAGTAAATGGGAAATGGAGGGCTTACAGCGATGAAGCCTAACACTCACCACAACGGCATAATTTGCAAAGCAAATACAGGTCGTAACACATTACTACATTTAAAGTATTATAGAGCCGTTGCACCGTCTGTACGCTTTGGCAGTGACACACCAACACTTAATGATACTATTAATATGAGAGCATTTAACATTGTACCAACCCTAAAACCATTTGAAGTATGAAAAAAGCAATAATATGGCCTAGTGCCCACCCTACGGAAGTAACCGTATTGGATGAATTTACAGACAGCGAAGGAACATTTTTAATGGTTCAATTTGATGACGGTGATAAGTTATGTGTTGACAAGACACATACACAACAGGTTGCTCGTCCCGTAGGCCGTCCACCAAGAGCAGACAAGGACGAGCTAAAATCAACGTATCGGATTGGCTTAACCGCCAAGCGCCATGCTGCTCTGGTCTCTCATTTTGGCTCTCTCGCAAAGGCAGTTGAGTCTATTAAATTGCCTAACGTGGCGAAGTTGCTTGTCGGCTTCGCCCTGCTTGCCACACTCACCAGTTGCAGCGACCGAATTTTCAATTGTCCTGCTTATAATTCAGTGCCTAAACATAGGAGGTAATCATGGCAATTTACAAATTTACACGCTCACAGCTCAAAGGGCAACGAGCCAAGGACTACAAAGATGGCGACATGGTAGACATTATTAATAAGGACGGCGATTTAGTATATACTATTAATATATTTTATGGGCAATACTCATCACCGCTTAAAACAAATGTCACCGATAAGGATTATAACCTATTAGGTTGTACCGCTGGCACTCCAAATGGTTGGCCTTATTATATTGCTGACTTTATACACGCTTTATAATGGATAGGCTCACATACCTCGCCAACGTGCAGCGTCGCCAGGTTGCAACACGTGTGCCCGTGAAATACTGGCAAGCCGAGCAATGCGGTAAAGTCATTGCAGTTAATAATAGTATAGCACTGTTGCGCTACACTTGTAGAGGGTTGGAGGGTGTGACATATCACGCAATTAGATAACCTTTAAAACCACTTATTATGCAATGGATAGTAATATTTAACGATGGCAGCCGCCGCATCACACAGGGAAATAGTATAACTATAGCCATACAGCACCTTATTGATTGGGATTACCCAATTGAAAACGTAATATCAATTCAATTATTGCCTTCCATTTAGGTAGGACCGCCTCGCCCGGATTGGCGATGACTTTTAAAAAAAATTAAGACAATGGCAAAAGCAACTATATGGCCCAATACACAACCGAAATTATGCGACGTTTTATTATCATACACAGATAAAAAAGGTACATTTCACATCGTAATATTAGAAGATGGTTCACGTCTTTGTATAGCCGATGAATATGTAAATATTATAAACAACTAACCATTAAAACAATACAATGAAAACAAATTTTACAATTGCCATGCTAATGGGCGCAGAAGTGACATTTAGCGATAATGAAGGTAACCCCATAAAGGTTGAACTTAAAGATAACCGTACAGGCATGGATGACGAAATATATTTAAGCCATGATGAAAAAATACAGTTAATACAATGGCTTATTAACTCAATTAATACGTAACTTTGCGCCCAATTCGCCCACTCCCCTCCTTTTATCCCCCTGCCTCCCACAAGTCGCAGGGGGTTTTTGTCTCCCTCGCAACCGCAATTTTACCAAAACAGACCTATACCACACGGCTTTTTACAGTTTCTTTTACAAAAACAGACTTTTTTAGGGGTGAAAAAGAGTGACAGTTCTCCTATAATTATTACCAAATGTCGTAAAATAGGGTATATCTGATATAAAAATTAGTGGTTTGGTGATGATTTTTTGGCTACCTGAAATAGTTGTTTATTTCGTGGGAAAATTGAGTTGAGTATATAAGGTATAGAATACCTTAAAATAGTAATGCCATTTCATCTAATATCACGCCCTTAAACATTTCTAGCGACCTGACAAGGTGATAAGAATGTCCGAGTTCCGTTACTCGTTGCTGAAAATCGGACTGTTGTGTGGATTGTACCCCCATTTCAGTCTTTACTTCTACATATATTGTCTTATTAGGTATTACAACGAGCAAATCTGATGCGCCTGGCAATAGTCCTGTATTCTTTAAAGTTTTACCTTCTCTACTATCACGACCACCACCATTGGGTATGGATAGTATCATACAGCGTGGTGAGTGGTCAAACTTGCAATATGTGTTCGTGAACCACATTACGATTTGTTGCTGGATAAAATTTTCTGTTACAATCATAGCTGGTGGTGAATGGTTTTCTAAAAAAGGTTACAAAACTGCTTTAAAAACTTGATAAAGTATTGATTTTCAAACTTGTAACCTAAATTGGTAAAAAACGGTTTTTTGAGGTTAATAAAAATACATTTTAGTATGAAAAATATTTTACGATTATTTGTCTTATGTGTTATAATAATATTATTAGGTTACAAGGTTACAATATTAATAATCAACTACTTAACTGGTTACATTTAGGTTACAAATAGGTTACAAACATAATAAAACAAGTTACATTTAGTTAAAATACGACTGTGTTGGGTAATGTATCGCTGTATTTCATATATAGTTTTATACCTTTTTTGTGATTTTCACCATCTATACGGTGTAATTTGTAAGAAATTTTGTTTTTAATCAAAACTTCTTTTAAATCATACTTTGTCGGCTTCAGAACGGAGAAGTTATTAAGGTACTCTAATATTTCACCCTGATTGAAAACAACCTCTTTGGGATATTGTAGAGACGTAGTAATTTGGAAGTGATTGAAGAATATTTCCTCTACTGGTAGCACGTTTTCATTTTGCTCGGTATTTTGCTTTATATAGTTTATATCATCCTCTGTACGCACTATCCATTCGAAGCCCGATTTAAGCAACGAATAAGCCTCCATAATCAATCCAATCTTATCAACCAATAGCATTGCATCATAATCGATGTAATCGACGTTTATGGGCAGTATTCTACGATTTCCTGTTACGTCCTTTAAAATATCTATTTCGTTAGTTGTACCACAAAGTATTGCCCGTCTCTTGAAAGTTTTGCTTTCTCGCTCATAAGGTCTGCGCTGTGTTATAATATTCATGTCAGATATTGCCTTGTACTCCTTAACATCCTTAAAAGCCTTGCCCCCAAATTCGTCATCAATTACTAATAAAGAATTACAAAGCATATACATACTGTCCTTGTCGTGTCCATTTATTTTAGCCTCAATAACATATTTGTCTAATTCGGCAGGCATTATATTTCTAAGGAATGATGTTTTGCCTGTACCGTGTTGTTGGCCTGTAAGAACTAACGTAAGGGGACATACCAACTTTTCATTCTTACCAGCCGTCCAGTTGTGTAACGCACCGATAATCCATTTTTTAAATGCCCATATATTGTAATCGTTTCTGGGATGAATACATTTTGCATACTGTTCAATATACCCCTCATACACACCCTTGTTTGCGTTAAAGAAGTCGGTAAGGATATTTATTTTTTTAATTGAGTTACTATTGAGTACAGAGCGAATATCACCCATGTTAACAGTAAAATAAAGCGATTTTTTAGCATTAATATAAATGTCGTTCACCTCGGTATCTGTCATGTGTATTGGCAGAGAAGTTTTAGTATCAGATATGTAGGTAATATTTGTTATAAGGTCAATTGATGGAGAGTAGGTGTCTAATACAAATTGCTGTAGCTGTTCAATTTCAGATATATCAGAGTTTGCCTCTTTTGAATAATCTACCTTACTTGCCAGTAGTTCAGATATTAGTGATATGTCGGCGGGGCTTGCAATTATTTCATTAGCAACCTTTAAATTAGAAACAATACTTTCAACAGTTGGATTTCCTTGAGACTTTCCGATTTTAACACGATTAATTATGTCACGTGTTTTTTCTGAATAAACGGCAATATTAGCCTCCTTACAGTAAAAGTAAAATGTTCCAATAGTACATTTACCATGTGAATTATTTACGAAACCCTTGTAGTCTTTTTCGGCTCGCTGTTCATCATATTTACTACCAAATTGGCACACATATTTAAATTTATCTTCCCCATCAATGCCAAATTTTGAAGCGATTGCCATGCCTATCCGCACATACCTAAAATAATCCTCTTGACAAAGGTCAATAGATTTATCCCCTATTTGCTTTAATATAAAATCAAAATCATCTTCGTGGAAAACGTAGTTAACATCCTTTGGGGCTTTAAAACGCTTAACGTTTTTAGCGATAAACTTGGCTGATTTTGGGTTGTAAAATATATCAGGATCGTAGGATAGAAAACGCAAGCGGTTGCGGTTAGAGCAAGCCACATCAATAGATACCTCAAATTTATTGGAATAATATTCCGACAGCCCCATAAATGAATCATCGAATTTATCAGGGTCAATCCTTATAAAAACGCAATAATTTTTACCACTAAATGACCTGTGTAAAAGATGGGTATATTGGTCATTTTTTATAAGTTGATAGGTAGCGTCATTTATAGACTCATCGATATCTAAAACAATAAGGCCATTCATGGCTTTGATATTTTTATCAGTCTTTGCATCTCCCGACTTAAATACACAACTACCAGTAATTGCTTTTGAGGTATTTTTTATTTTCTTATACCCTTCAGTGTCCCCATTTTGAAGTAAAGCCCTTGCTTTTAAAACAACATCTTGATTTGCCCCATGTTGAATAAATCCAATGTAATTTTCCAAAGAGACATCATTATTTTTATAAGACTCTTTTGTTTCGTAAAATGAAAATTTATAGTCCATCGTAATATTGCTCTAAATTGTTTAAGGTTTTATTTATAAGGTAAGTCATTGTTCGGTTATTTTCGGCCGCAATATCTCGTTTTGATATTAGAATAAAATAAGGCTTCCTTATCATTTCTTTAATCTTTAAATGTAGTTTTTTGCTCGCTTTTGCAGCTTCATATTTCTTTTTTGAAACACGGTAAAATTTAAACATATCAATTATTTGGCTAATTAAAATCTTAAAAGCGAAGTTTACATTCTCCTCTTTTTTAAGTGTATATTGATAAATTTTTTCGCCGTTTGGCAGGGGTATAGCACGAATAGGGGTTAATACATCATCTGATAATTTCTTTACCGATTTAGGCTTTTCTTTGGTTATAATAGCCCCACATTCAGGGCATTGCGGTTCGTTTTTTGCATATAATGCCCCGCATTCTTGACACGCTTGAATATCAAAAGCATCCTCTTTTTTAGCCTTTTCTTTTCCAAGTCCATTAAAAAATATCTTTTCCCAATCACGTGTTGGGTCACTAAATTCCTGATGCCTATCGATGTTACCACCGCCGTCAATTAATATAAATTGGTCTTTATATATTTTATCGGTTGCTCTTGCTCCACGACCCGCTATTTGTATAAAAAGAGATAGGCTGTTAGTGGGGCGATTGATAATTATAGCCTCAACCTCCTTAACATCAAATCCAGTAGTAAATACGCCAACATTCATTAAAACAGCATCTGGTGTATCTCTAAACCACTTGATAAGTTCTGCCCTATTGCCCGACTGCTCTTTATTTACGCTATCAAACATTCGCACATTATGCCCAGCCTCAACAAACTTATTATAAAGCACAAGATTGGTTTTAGCCGAAGAATTGAATATCATTGTTTTTTTACCTTTACACAATTCCTCATAATTTAATAGGACGTTAAAGATAGCATCTTCGCTTGAATAAGCAACATCCATTGATTTTGTAGTAAATTCGCCATCGCTATCTATTTCTAATTTTGAGTCATCGGTATATTTTTTAATAAAAGACAATTCTTTAACCAATACACCTCGTTCAATTAAAAGGTCAATAGATGGTCCGACTACAATATCTTCATATACTTGCGATAAGGTGTAGGGTTTTGACCACTCATCTGCGACTTCGTCGCAACACTCAACTTCAACCTCATAATCATTTTTACAGTACTTGCATCTCCAAAACTTAATACGCTTTAATACTACTGGCGTTGCCGAGCAACCGAGTGTTTTTATACCATTAAAATAATTAAACACCTTTGGGAATACCTGAATATGGCACTCATCGGCAACTAACAATCCAATGTTATTAAAAAAGTTAGGATTTTTTTCCAATCTATTATAAGCGGTTTCAACCATAGCCACATAGCAATCTGAATTGTGTTTAAGACGTGATGTTTTGGATGTCACAGCTTCGCAGGTTACTCCTATTTTATTCATTGATTCAATAGTCTGTTCTATAAGCTCCCGCCTATGGCAAAGAATAAGCACCTTTTTATCATGCATTTTTACCCACCATTTTGTTAGGAAAGAAAATACAAAAGTTTTACCCCCGCCAGTGCTTAATTGGTAAAGCACTTTATCTCTGCTCTTAAACTTTTTGTATATATTATTTAGGCCGTCTATTTGATAATCGTGAGGTTTTATTTCCATATAAAATAAAAAAGCCCTGCGCCAACAATTTGAGAGGGACGCAGGGCGATTGCTTTTTAAATGATATAAATCCTAATTGCAAATATAAGCCTCTCAACTCTTATACCACAATTTTTTTTCTTGTTTATTAGAACTACTAATATACGTTTTTTACTCCACTTTCCACAACGCCAAAGTATTAAAATACTTACCATTCCACTCTCTGCCCTTAAGGTTGAAATGAGCCGTTACCTGATTTCCAACACGCAGGTTGTCCAGTAATTTGCACTTGTCGTTAATCGCTTCCAACGATATGGTTTCGGGATACTGTGGATTCTCTGCATACTCCACTATCAACAATTGTTTGGTTAATTTTTCACTAACCGCTTCGGGGTCTGTGATTTTTAGGATTTTTCCTGTGATTTGCATATAGTTTTAATTTATTAATTTCATTAATCGTTCAATTTTGCTGGCATATGTTTTGTTGACGCTTATTAAATCAGCCGTTGTTTGATAACCATATATAGCGGTGCTGTGATCTCGATTAAACATTGCAGCCATTTGCTTCCAAGTCAGCAATGTTTTGAGCCGTAGTATATAAAATATAACTGCCCTTGCTTCGGCTAATTCACGTGTTCGCACAGGAGATTGCAAGTCGACCATTTGCAATTCCAACGCATTGGCAATAATCAACGGTATTTTATCAACCAACTTTTTACTATTTTCGACTATTGTTTTAGCCCGTTCATCACGATTGCTTTTGCTATATTTTGCCTGTGTCATTAATGGTAACATGGCAAATGTTTGTGGGTGCATTTTAGTTTGGTTCATAGCCTATTTAATTACCATTGGTGCAATCATGCTGTAACAATCGTTTTCTAATTCAATGGAGTTGTGGAATAGTAGCCATTTCTTCGGGTCAGAATATGAAATCTCGACATTCTCACCTGACAGGTGATTAAGAGCCTCAATAGCCATCATGCCGTTAAATCCAATCAATAGGTCAGCGGTACAAGTTGCAGCCACAGTTTCCTTAGCAGCATTTTTCATTTCAACATCATCAGCAAATATTTGTATGCCTAATTGCGAGAATTGTAATTGCACCATTTGGCCTGTTTTTTTAGCAAACATTAGCACACGTTTAATAGAGTTGATTAATTCGATACGGTTGCAAAGGGCCTTATCAGGCGGTATACCCAAACCATGCTTATAAGCAATGTATTTTCCACCTGCCAATATTGATTTTACCTCAATGTCGCCAATAGTTAGACTGATATTCTTATCTGAATAAACCATATTACATTCTCCCGTAACAGTTAACCCCCCAATGGCCGATACAAAGGCATCGGGCAACATTAGTTCGGTAGGCTTAAAATCGCCACCGAAACGGTATAGGGCAAATATCACACCGTTGTAGCCGACAAACTGCGCACCCGTTTCATCAAGTTCTAAACTCAAATGGTTTAGGACGTTTTCGGTATTGTCGGATAGCGTGCTATAAGAGGTTCGGTATAGCGCGGCTGTCAAATCTGCGAAATCAATTACTGCGGTGTTGCCAGCATCGGTATTGATAGTTGGAAAATCTTTTGCGGCATATCCCACAAAATCACAATTGCCGCTTGCTGATATAATGCGTATTTTATAATCCAAATCTAATGCCTCAACTTCAAATGTCAATGGTTGGTCAGCTAATGAAGCCACCCATGTTTTAATATGTGACGGCATTAGAAAGTCGCAATTATCACCTTTAGCATCTACTTTAGTAGATATGCTCACCTGATTGTTGCAGGCGGTTACGGTAAGTTGCTTGGCGAGCGTCAATCTGTAACAGTTGTTAGCAAGCACGATGTTGTTGCCGATAGCCTTGCCACATATCGACAAAGCGGTTAATAGTTCTTTTTGGTTTATTGTGAATTTCATTATCTTATAACCCTCGCTTCCTGTAATAATGTTGGCATACACAATTGGTTAGCCTCGGTGTTTATAATTTCTACCTTTAGGGGCAATATAGATTTGAATTTTTCATCATATTCCATTCTACTCATTTTATTTGCATGACCTAAATTCGTCGGCTTTTTACCCATCCTATTTTCACGTTCCATATTATGGAAGTTCTTAACAAATACAAGGTACTTTTCAGCATCTTTCTCTTTTTCAAATTGTCGTTTTACATCCATTGCATCCGACTTCACGCTAATTAATATCATAATAATTCTCTTTTTAAGTGTGTGTTTAGCCCCCTGTGAGGGGTTAAATTTTGTCTAAACGTGAATTGTATAGTTTAATATTATCCTGTAATTCAATAGCCGCTTGTTCATGTATAGTAACCCATTCAGATACTTTCTTACAGCTTGGTTTTGCTTTAGTACCCAAATCAACAATACTATCAGGTGTTAAAGTTTTAACAAATAATGGATGCTTACTTTCGGGGCGGTACGATACAAATAAGAGCTTTTCTAAGTATGGGTTAACCGTAAAGTTATGAATACATTGGTCAATATTATCATCAGGTATCTCATTATTATAAAGCGTTTGTGTATGCTTTTCTTTAGCGGGGCATTTGCTTTCCATTGCTATTTTTAAGTCCTTAGTAATACCATCAGGGCTAATACCGATAATAGGTATTTTAGTAGACTGTAACCATCCACACGGGAGTAATTCAACGCCAGCGTATAAAGATGCTTCACGCCTAGCTAAAGGCTCTAATTCAGTACCACGCAACATATCATCGTTAACGTAACCGTCTTTTATACTTTCAATGTCAAACGGTTCTAAATAACATGAGCCTACATTTTTTAATAAAGTATCACCCTTAACTAACAATGACTTGCATAAAGTACCGCCAACTTTGCCGTAACGAATCTCGTGCCATTCACGAGATCCTTGTTCAAGTTCCCAATGCGCTATCATGCTAATTTAGCCTTTAGAGTTTCTTTCAAAGCCAGCACAGTTGGCAGGTTTTTTTCGGCAGGTGTTAACTTATTCCATTGCTCACCTAATTGCGCTAATGTAGTTGCCTTATTAAGCAATTCCAATCCGTTTTTATCCGCATCAACTTTCGCAGGGGCATAATATTTCTTAAACCTGGCAACGTGTCCATGTCTACTATCGGGTTTAGCGTATAATACAAATGGTTTGGTTTTATCAAAATCATCAATGTACATACTACCATTGCCAATCTCTTTAGATAAAAATTCACCATTGCCTACATTTAACAAAGCTGGTTTATACAAAGGTGTTCCGCTCGGATATTCCTTTAGCCAAATAGCCGTTTTGTCAACTTCCTTTTGTAATTTCTGATCGAACGCTGGGCTATCTTCCCATCTTGATAAAGTTACTACCATTTCTTTTTTTAATCCCTTTTGCTCTAATAGCAAATCTTCGCCAGAGATATACCTTTTGTCAAGGTTTTTTCTCCACGGTGTTTTTTGTGTTTCCATTTTTTGTTTTCGTTTGTGGGAGGCTATTCGCCTCGGTTATTATTTAGTTATGTAATTTATTCAAAATTAGGGGTGGGGGTTAAAGTAATTCGGGGTTTTGGTGAATGTTGCCAATAACTTCAACGGATTGCCCCAATCCTGTTGCCCTATAATGCAAATCTGCTATATCAATAAAATCTGCATCTATCACATCCAGTCTATATGTCAACGTGTTTTCATTATAAAAAACAGATGCTTTTCTATAAGCCTTATCGAAAGAGTGACAGTTTAATATATCACCCTCATATACTTCAACACCATACTTATCTTTCAATCCCGTAAACTGCATAACATTGCCATAGCAATCGTGATTTTCTCTGTCATATCCATCAAGGTCGAAGTACCTCAACTCTTTGCTGTCCATGTCATAATCTCTAAATTTAATCGCTCTTGTTTTCATATTCCCTTTTATAAAAGTTAAAAGCCGTTGGGGGTTAGTGTGTAAGGGTGTTATAGTCAAATGCTAAGCCATCGTCAATTAGCCCAAACACATCAATATGTTTACTACATAGCCAATCAATTATTTCATAAGGCCATTTTATGGGATTATTCTCCCATCTACCCAAAACAAACATTTCAAGTTTTTCAATGTTGAATTCGTTATCTTCAACAAACAGTTTATAAAAATCTTCGTTCAGTGGATGTTTCTTTAAATCCGCCAAAGGCCGTAATAGTGGGAAACCCTGAACCCTTATTGCGAAATCAA